CTTGCTCTTCTTTAGTAGGTTTTTTGTTTGCAAATTTATGTTTATTCATAAGTTTTTTATTAGCAAGGTAGTTAGCTTGGTTCTTTGCACGAGACTTGTCATCTTTACCCATGTTACGAACTTCTTCGACAGATTCTCCAGGAGTATCTTTCTTATATGTCTTAACAAGGGAACCAGTTCCTTCTTCTCTTTTAGAAGATTGTGCTACTCCTTCTCTAAAATTAAAAAACGATTTTGCCATTATTATCCTACCTTAGATGCTAAATCTTTATCGGCTCCGCCCCAGGTGCCTTTTGATTTGGTTACAAAACTATTTACTCTAGCGTGACCCCATTGAGAAGCTGTTGTACCTGGACGGTGTCCAGTCTTCCATGCAGCTACGCCTCTATTATAAACTTGTCTGAGTATACCAACTGGCATACCAGTTTTATCTGCTTTCTTTTGTAATGCTGTAGTTACATCTTCAGTAATTACTTCATTAAAAGAAGAAAATGATTTTAGACCTTCACCATACATTTGCTTATATTTTTTAGTATGCTTTGAAGGTTTAGTTTCTGCTTCTTTATCACCTGGTGCTGGTTTATATGCATCAGGATCATCGTCATCCATTTTAGCTTGCTTTTTAAATTGAGCATCACGTTTAATTTTAGTTGACTTAGCAAGGCCTTTATGGTAGTTAGCTGGTTGTGATCCTTCACGATCTTTAATATCTGGATCTTGTTTTTCGATTAGTTCAACCGAATCCAACCATTTACGTAACTTCTTACCATCAGCCATTTCAACTAATACGTAATTAGAACCAAGCATAATAACTTGACCAACTTCATCAGATTCTTTAACTACAATAACGTCACCTTCATTAAATAAATTACCAGCAACGTAAGCTTCACGCTCTTCTGAGATCGGTTCGAATTCTTGTTCTCTATAATTGTATGATTCTTTAAGACCCATACCTTTACGAACATCGTTAAATAGTTTGTTACCTTCTTTAAAGCCTCTAGGTAATCCTTTTGAGAAGGTTGAGAAATCATTTGCTTCTGCTGCAGCTCTCATTTTAGAAGCTGACATACCTGAAACGTCATCTGCATCTGGATCACGTTCACCAGCAGATACAATATTAATGCCACCTTCAAAGTTATAAAAACCGTGACGACCTTTAACATTGTTATATTTGTTAGTCAAGGCTTCGAATTCTGGTACACGATCTGAACCAACAACCATGTTTACTTTATTAAAACCTTGATCATATAATTTTACTAGAATATCAAACACTGTTCTGACTTTAGGATCAAGCATTACAGAACGAGCATGCTTAGGATACATCTTACGCATGTATTTTACTTTAGTTTGATAATCTAAAGGATTCTTTTTTGCATCCTGTGATTGAGATGCAAATACCATATATTTACCACCGCGAGCAACTTTAGATACTGCGTTAAGTAATTTCTCATGACCAGTTGTAGGAGGATTAAAACGACCCCAGGTAAAAGTAACCTCTTGTGTCGCCTCCGTTACATATTCACTAAAACGACGTATCATTACTTTGCCTTCATTTTTGAACGGTCTTGTAAACGCTTGCTAGGTAGCAATTTCTTAGACATGCGCGTAATAGCAGCTGCACGTCTATTAACACGTTTTTCATATGAAGCACGTGCTGCGTAACTAAGACTAGACTTAGATTTTCCTTGGAGTAGCTTTTTAAGAATATTCATGCGAGCCTGTCTGCGCGCACGTCTTTTGAGACGGTCCATAGTAGCCATTTTCTTTCTGGCTTTTCTCTGGCCTAATTTGACTTTAGCTTTGTTTTTTCTTAATTGTGCTTTCTTTTTAATACGAGCCTGTACGCCAAGTACTTCATCGATGTCCTGTTCGCTAACAGTGCCTGAAGTATCGTGTGCGCCACGCTTTCTTTTTTGAGCCTGGTATTTGGTTAGTTCATCCTCACCAGGTTTTAGATCTACAGTTAAGAAGTCTTTAAAGCTATGCATTTATTTTCTCGCTATTTCCATTAGGATCGGGATGGTGTGTCCCAGCCTTTAATAATATCAGGTGAAAAGTTGTTAGCCGAAAATTCTAATCGGTCAACAAGCTTCACAGCCCCACCTTTAAGTTTATCGATTGCCACAAAACCTTCGGCACCCGTAACTTTAAAACCGTTTTTGGTTTTAACAAAGGTATCAATTTTATTTAGTTTGTTTAACTTATTTATAATAATTAATTTCGCAACTACAATTGCTTTTTGCAATTCGAACACATATTTTAGTGATTTTTTGTTAGAAGATGAGAAAAACTTCATCATTTCTTCTTTTTTAGCTTGTTTTGAAGTTCTACCTTTATCAGATTTCATTTTATCGATTTCTTTATCAAATCGATCACTCATCCACTTGATTAAACCATTTACGTGTTTAGTAGTATCATCAATGAATCTATTTTGTCTAACATGCGTATTATTATATGTTTCTAGTGTTTTTGCTAGTTTTTGGTTATTTTCGATTTGTCGTAGTGTTGATCCGGCGATTTTATTAAAGATCTTGCCAGCGTTAGATAAAGCCCTTGTGACTTCATCCGTATCTGCCTGCGTGAGCGTAACAGTTCCAGATAGATCTCTGAGTTCGGCCGATTGGGCCCAGACTGTTTTAACCTTTCGAAACTTTGATACGTCGACTCCGAATTCTGCTCGCATACTTGGGAAGTCATTCCCTTTATACGTAGTATGGAACACAACGCCGATCTTGGCTTGTCTAATACGTTTGGCTTCATCGCTAGCGTTAGGCACAGCATATACAATGGTGTTAGGATGAAAAGTAATGTACTCCATTCCATCGATCTTCTCCTTTTTGAGATCATCCGATGTAAACATGACATCACCTTGTACTACACCTTTGATATTAAGTTTGCTCAACTCATCAAAAGCGATTTTCATTTTATTGTTCAAGTCTCCATTACCAATGTCTGCGTCTATGTCAGCATGGGATTTATAAACTTTGGGGTTTTTATTGAATGCACCTTTTTTGGCAACAAAGAATTTTCCATCGTTTGGATCTTCACCGCATACAACAGCTGGAGCACCATCCCATTTGACAGTAACATCTGTTGCACCTTGTGAATGACCAGCAAGCATATCACGTAATGAACGTAATGCAAGAATTGCATCTCTCGCACCTTTAACGCCACCATAAATTACCTGGTCTTCCAGGTGCATCATGTGAGTATTTTTTTGTTCTGTTAAATAGTCGTTAAATTTAATCATTCGTGTACCTTGATATAAACCGATGAAATATCTACTTTAGATCCTGCATGGTTCGTTAAGTATGAAACAGCAGCATTCCTATTATCTCTATTGCGCTCATTCATAAATGCATGAGCAACTAGTGTCGCCATCAATTTGGCATGCCACCAACCAGGTGTTTTAGTTGGACCCTCAGATAAAAACTCATCTTCTTTCAAAGTTGGATCCACAACTTTTGCCATCTTATAAAATTGTTTAAGTAAAGAAACATCACCAGCCGCTAATTTTGCAGCCATTGGTTTATAGTTCTTTGCATCCTTTACATTAACTCTTAAATACTTTTTCAATGCGTATTGAATATAACCCCAACCAGCACGTCCACCTCTTGCACCTTTACCTTGTAATTCAAAGTTAAGTGAACCGAAGTTTGTTCCTGCTCTCAGGTCTGCTGATAATTTATTATCAATAATAATTGTACCAGACTTAGCTGAGAAATATGTACCTCTACCTGATTTAAATGATTTTAGGTATGCGGTTGTAAATTCATGTTTACCTACTTCAACACCATCAAGATTATAAACCTCTGATTTAGGTGTTTTCTTTAAACTATCCACTTGTTTTAGTGAGATACCAAGTAGGATTTTCTTTTCGAAAAGATCTTTGATTTGAGCATTTAATTCAAAGATGTCTTCATGATTCAGTTTAGTAGCTGGATTAAAACCTGCTTCCATTGCCCAGATATCACCTGGATTCCATTTGTCTGGATGTAATGCCGGCATTCCTTGTTTCTTCAAAGCTGCTGACTTAGCTTTGTATACCGCATCCATCTTTTTGGATCCACGGTGAAATTCATAAGTTGTACCTGCATTTAGAATTCGTTTTTCAATTAAGTATTTTGCTGTTACGTATGCTGATTCAAACCATTGATTAGATACCTTCATGATCTTATCAAACTTAACATCAACATCAACACTAGACTTATTGTAATATTTAAATAACACTTCTGGAGTAAAGTGTTCGTAATCTTTCATTCCTTCGCCAATCATAGCAGCACAGAAAATACATTGTAATGATTCACCTTCAGCTGTAGTACCTGTTGCACCACCACCGACACCAGCACCACCAAAGATTGGTGACTTACCGATTTGATTTGAAACAATCTCACCACCACCAGCTTTTTTCAATGTGAAGGTTTTAACACTGTCATCTGAGTTTGCAAAGGTTTCGAT